GAAGAGAATTGCAGGTAGAGTAACTTTAATTGAAGGTCAATACGCAACTACAGGTTCAAATAATTTTACAGGACCTCAATTTATTAATCAAGCATCGAATGCAATAAGTTTCACTTCCACTGCATCACTTTATACAGATGGAGGTTTAAGAGTTGCTAAAGATTCCTTTGTAAGTGGTACAGCTTATTTTAACAATATAACAGTTTACGGTACTTCAAGTATTGAATATATTACTTCAAGTCAAATAGACATCGGATCAAACGTAATTACAGTTAATACTGATACCCCTGCAATTCGATTTGGTGGTATCTCGGTATTTGATTCTGGTTCTACACAGCTAACAGGTTCGTTATTCTGGGATTCAGAAAAGAATCATTGGATTTATTCTAACCCAAGTGGAAGTGCTTATAATTCGGCTATGTTAATGAATGGTCCAAGAAATACTGGATCATTAGGAACTGAACAAGGAACTACTAATAATGCTTTGATGAAGGGTCAAGGAGGAGACCATATTACTTCATCTCAAATGATTGATGACGGTACTACAGTACAAATTCCTGGCAATCTTCAAGTAACAGGAAGTATTGTAGGATCTAGTACAGTTACTGCTACTAATGGTTTATTAATAGGCAATGGCGGTGCTACTGCTACTACCAACTACCTACCTAAATTTACAGGTGCAAGTACAATAGGGAACTCAATAGTAAGCGAAAGTAGTGGCATTGTAAGTGTAGCAGGTAGATTTAGTGCAAGTGGTAATGATTTTCATTCAGTAATAGTTGACCAAGGTACAGCACAATTAAAATTAGAAAGAATTACTACAAGTGCAGGTTATATGTACATAGGTGCTGATAATGTTGGTTTTAAAATACTTGATTCTGCTTTTGCTACTCGTTTAACATTAACAAGCGGAGGCAATTTAGGATTAGGAGTTACACCTAGTGCGTGGGAAAGCACATATAAAGTATTTCAAATTGGTACAGTAGGTAGCGTATATCAAGGTGATGCATCAAATGTTAGTATTGGTAATAATTTATATGTAAATACATCTGGTTCTGCTCGTTATATAACCAATAATTACTCAACACTACAAGACCAATATAATGGTCAATATCGTTGGTTTACCGCCCCTTCAGGAACGGCAGGTAACGCTATAACCTTTACCCAAGCAATGACCTTGAATGCTTCAGGGGATTTAGGTGTTGGAACTACTACATTAACTAATAGTGGGGGATATAAGACTTTATCTATAAATGGTTCAACGGGGGGGCAAATAGCATTTCAAACTGCGGGAACGGGTTACGCTTTTATATACTCTAACACTACTGATTTAAGATTTTATACAAATGGTGGTGCTTTTAGATTTGAAAATACAACGGGTTTAGAAGTTGGTTATTCAGCAGCAATAGGTTTATATAAGCTAGATGTTAATGGTACAGGAAGGTTTGTTAATGGAGTTAATATGGCTACTACATCAGGCAATGTAGGTATAGGAGTTATTCCAACACAAAATATTCCATTAGTTTTTGCAGATATTGGAGGTGATAAAATTTTATTTAATAATAATCCAAACCATTATAAAATTGGATTAGGTGTTGCAGTTGCAGGTGGTGATTATATGATGAGGCTTACTGCAGGTTCAACAGGTGCAGGAGAGTTTGGATTTTATACTACTACTAATTTGAAAATGCTTATTACAAGTGGTGGCAATGTATTAATAGGAACTACTACTGATTCAGGCTACAAGCTAGATGTTAATGGTACAGGAAGGTTTAGTGGGGCAGTAACGGCAGCGACATATTTGACTTTATCAGAAGACGGAACTTATACAGGCACTTATTATACTTTAGGTTTTAGCGGAACTTCTAATGGAGCTAATAGAATATTTGGTGCAAGAGATGGTTCTGATGGAATTTATATAGCATCTGCAACAGGGACACCTATACATTTCAGAGCAGGTGGTGGTACTACTAATAATCTTATTATAGCATCCACAGGAGCAGCTACGTTCTCTAGTACAGTTACATTACCAAATAATACTTATTTACAATTTAAAGACAGCGCAGGTACTGCAAGAACAGTTTTAGCAGTAGATGCTTCTAATTCAACAGTATTAAGACCTGCTGCAAGTGGCGGCGCAATTGCCATTCAAAACTATGCAAATACTACAAATCTCTTAACAATAGCAGAATCAACAGGCTATACTACTCTTGCAAGTCCACAAGCAACGATAGGGAATGATGGAGGTGCACAGAAGAAGCTTATAACAATAGGATTAGACGGACAAGATTATCAATATAGGTACATACTGTTATGCAAAGTACCAACATTTGGTAATACTACTGTAAATTGCGGGTTTAGAGGCACTATAGCCCTAGAGCGTACAAATGGTATCGGTATAGATGTACATGATGATTTTGATTTAACAGTATCGTATGGTAATGCAATAGCATTTAGACAAACAAGTTATCAAGAATACCAAACCGCATTGGTTCAATTACCTTATAATGGAGTTCAATATCTTGCATTATTTATTTACTCTGCTCCTGGATATAGTATAGCATATATTGACGCTATACAAACAAACTATGGTGGCTGGTTAGATGGTAATGTGTTTACAGCATTAAATTATGCCACATCACAACACTCATCTATCAGCTACGGTACAAATAACACTACCTTCAAAACAACTGTGGTTGCAACAGGGGACGTTACGGCATATTCAGATGCTAAACTAAAAGAAAATGTTGTTACTATTGATAATGCTCTTGAAAAAGTAAAAGCATTGAGAGGTGTATTCTATAATAGAATAGATATTGAGGATAAATCTCGTAAAACAGGCGTTATTGCTCAAGAAATACAAGAAATACTTCCTGAAGTAATTAGTACAAGTAATGATACATTAGGTGTTGCTTACGGTAATATGGTAGGTGTACTTATTGAAGCAATCAAAGAACAACAAACACAAATTGAAGAACTTAAAATCCTAATCCATGGCCTTACCAAGTAGCGGTACTTTAGGTATAAGTTCAATTAGAAATGAGCAAGTGAATTGGGGCGGACTCAATTCTACCTATAGCCTAAAGCAGCTTAGTACTAATGCTGGCAAATCTAGCCCAGATTCTATAAGCGAATTCTATGGATACGGTTTGACGACAACCAATTTACAGTTATATCTAACCACAATAAGTACAGTATCCTATCCAGGAAGCGGTACAATATGGTATGATGTATCAGGAAATGGTTATAATGCAACAATGTCTGGAACTGTACCTTACGTAGCAGGTACACCTGGCGTGATAGGTGCGGCCGGTTATTTTAATTATAGCGGAGGTGCTTATTACTTTAATGGTAATAATAGTTTAGCAAGTAAAGTAAGTACTCAAGTTACAATATCGGTTGTTGCTAGTATTACCAATATGTCATTAAGAAGCTTTGTATTTAATAAGTTTTGGGTAACTTCCTCTCCGTATGGTTACGTACTTGAAATAGGCTCAGACGGGGGTGGAGCATGGACAAATAGTATGAGATTTTACGGTTCTGGATATAATAACAATTCTACCGATTTAAGAGGGACAACATCATTGACTCAAAATCAAATGTACTTGTTTACAGTAACATATAATCAAGCTACAGCTTCAAATATAATGTATGCAAATACTAGTGCCATATCGGCAACTCAAGCCGGTGTGGGTTCGGATGCTGGATTTTCACAAGGTACTAATAACTACCAACTCGGTACTCTAACAGGTCCGGAACGTAGTTATATGAAACAATACGCAGTCCTAGTTTGGAATAGAGCTCTAACTTCAACAGAAATCACAGCTAACTATAATTTCTTAAAACCAATTTACGGTATATCTTAATATGAAAAAAATTATAATAATCCTTTTATTGCTAGTAAGCATAAACTCTTTCTCTCAAGTAGATACTACGGGAAAACAAGTTGCTAAAGAAGAATGGCTGTCTAATGTAGATAATCGAAATAAACCTTGGCCGATATGGGATGATAATGGAAATGTAGTAGGTTTTATAGCAGTAGCTCTATTATTTTCCTTATATTACAGAAGATCTATAATTCAAGCCTTGCAAAATCAAGCAAATAATACAATATCCACAAAATAAAATAAATAATCATGACATCAGAAGGACATATAGAGTATTACGTCTTAAAGCAATTTGCACCTAATGCCGAAATTTGGGTGGCTAGACTCAATGCAGAAGATATTGCATATATATACGATAATGAAATAGAGGCTCAAGCCAAATGCGATGAATTAACTATTGAAGATCCAAGTAGAAGATACAAGGTATCGGCTCAATAATAAAATACCTACCCAAGGTATAACAATATTCACTGATATTTATATCTAGAAACTTTACGTAAATGAATTTATATCAGCCGACCATTTCAGGATCTTTAGTTGTTTCAGGGAGTACAGTATTGAGCGGGAGTCTTTCCGTCTTTGGTACTATAAACGGTACCATTACCGGCTCTATTGATTCTGCTTCCTATGCAGACAATGCAGCCCTATTAAACAACTTGAGTTCTGCCTCTTTTGTATCTACTTCTTCTTTTAATACTTTTTCAGGATCTGCAGCCGGTAGAATTACTAATTTAGAGCAATTTAGTTCTTCTTTGGATGCTACCTTTGCAACAGATGCTTCAGTATCAGCTTCTATTTTAGTACTTTCTCAATCAGTTCAAAATAGTCAAGCAGCCTTAAGTAGCTCTTATACTATTACTTCTGGGTCGTATGCTTCAGCATCAGGTTCTTTAAGTGTTAGAACGTCGAATCTAGAAGCAACTTCAAGTACCTTAGTATCTGCTTCAGGTTCATTTGCAGCTCAATCTGCTAGTCTTTCTACAAGACTAACTACCGATGAAGCAAATATTATTACTTTAACAAATGCTTCTGCATCCTTTGCAGTAGTTTCTTCTTCTTTCTCCTTAACTTCTGGATCAATTGCAGGTAGAGTTACTACAATTGAAGATCAATACGCAACAACTGGTTCAAATACTTTTACAGGTCCGCAATTTATTAATCAAGCAAGCAATGCTATTAGCTTTACAAGTACAGCTTCTTTATATACAGATGGAGGTTTTAGAGTAGCAAAAGATTCATTTGTGAGTGGTACTGCTTATTTTAATAATATAACAGTTTATGGAACTTCTAGTATCCAATACATTACTTCAAGTCAAGTAAATATTGGATCAAACGTAATTACTGTCAACACAGATACACCAGCTATAAGATTTGGAGGTTTATCTGTTTTTGATAGTGGATCAACTGGATTGACTGGGTCGATATTTTGGGATTCAGAAAAGAACCATTGGATATATTCTAACCCATCAGGTAGTACCTATAACTCGGCTATGCTAATGAATGGTCCGAGAAATACCGGATCATTAGGTAATGAGCAAGGCACTTTAGCTAACTATGTAATGAAAGGCCAAGGTGGTGATCACATCACTGCTTCCCAAGTCTATACAGACGACAGCTCTTCATACTTCTATTCAAATGCTCTATTTGTAAGTGCAAGTGGACTTGTAAGAGTATCAAATAACTTAGCAGTTGGTTCAGGTGCTTCTGCAACAGGAAACTATTCTTCAGTAGCAGGAGGTGCATCAAATAATGCATCAGGAAACTGTTCACATATTGGAGGAGGTTCTTCTAACACAGCAAATGCTAACTTTACAACTGTAGGAGGTGGTACTTCTAATACAGCATCAGGTAACTATTCAGGTGTAGCAACTGGCATTGGTAATACAGCATCTGGTAATAGTTCTGTTGTTGCTGGTGGTATTTCAAACACTGCTTCAGGATATAGAGCTACAATAGGTGGCGGTCAAACAAACATAGCATCTGCAAATCAATCTGCAATATTAGGAGGAATAAACAACTTAGCTTCAGGAAACTGCGCAGTAGTAGTAGGAGGAACTTTTAACACAGGATCAGGAGCATTTAGTTTTGTAGGAGGTGGTATTAATAATCTAGCATCAGGAGCTTGTTCTTTCGTAGGTGGCGGATGTTGTAATATAGCCTCAGCTGCTTACGCAACAACAATAGGTGGTATTGGTAACACAGTAAATAATAGTTATGCTATTGTAGGTGGAGGCAGCTTCAACTTAGCATCAGGAGATTCATCGGTAATAGGTGGTGGTGCTTCTAACACGGCTCGCGCATTTTGCTCAGCAATAGTAGGAGGTACAAGTAACTGTATTTGTTTAGCAGGTACAGGCTCATTTATAGGTGGAGGTGACACTAACATAGCATCTAATATTCGTGCTACAGTAGTAGGGGGTACTTCAAATCAAGCCACAGGAATAGATTCTTTCGTAGGTGCAGGCCAAGTAAACTATGCAACAGGAATTATATCAACAGTAGTTGGCGGTGAATTAAATGTTAGTAGTGGTAGACATGCATTTATAGGTGCTGGTCTTAAAAACTGTGCAACTGCTTGTGCTGCAACAGTAGCCGGAGGCCAAGCTAATACAGGATCAGGAACATGGAGTTCTGTAGGCGGAGGTAACTCAAATGCCGCTTCAGGTAATAGAGCAGTAATAGCAGGAGGAAGTTCAAACATTGCTTCTGGAACTAATTCAATAGTAGGTGGTGGACAGCAAAACACAGCTTCAAATACTTACGCAACAGTAGTAGGAGGATATGCTAGCTCAGCTAGTGGTACTTATTCATTTGCAGGTGGAGGTAGTGTTAATGGAGTATCAGGTAACTGTGCTGTAGTTGTAGGCGGTAAATTAAACGCTGCTCAAGCAGCAGCTGCTTTTGTTGGAGGTGGAAACTGTAATATAGCTTCAGTAGCATGTTCAACAATAGTAGGCGGCTCGTTAAACACAGCAAGTGGATTGTATTCTTTTGTAGGAGGAGGTACTCAAATGACTGGTTCAGGAGCTCATGCAGTAGCAGTGGGAGGTGTTAGAAACCGTGCTTTAGCAGCAAGAGCTACTGTAGTTGGGGGTGGATTTAATACTGCGAGTGGTACTTATGCAACTATAGCTGGAGGAGATTCTAGTACAGCAAGTGGAGGTAATAGTTTTATCGGAGGCGGTTTGAGTAACGTAGCATCAGGAAACTGTGCAACAATAGGCGGTGGTCAATTAAACGCAGCTGCAGGAGCTTATACAACAGTGGGAGGTGGTGTTTGTAATAGAGCTTGTCAAGATACAACAACCATAGCAGGAGGAAATGTTAATTTAATATGCGGTTACTCATACGGATCTTCAATAGGTGGTGGTAGATTAAACTCCATTTACAACGCAGGTGTTAATACTACTTCAGGACAATATTCAACAATTGCAGGAGGGTTTCAAAATCAAATTAGTGGTAGTGCTCAATGCGCTATTATTGGTGGAGGTAATCTTAACTTAATATCGAGTAATGGCTCAATGATAGGAGGGGGTATACAAAACTCCATAAGCGGAGTATACGGTAGAGCAGTAATAGCAGGAGGAGATAGTAATACAGCTTGCGGAATTGGATGGGCAGCAGTATTAGGTGGATATCAAAACACAGCTAGTGGTTATATGGCTACAGTAGGTGGTGGATGGAACAATATAGCAAGCAATGCAAGATCTGGAGTTTTTTCTGGTAGAGGAAACAGAGCTACTGCTGGCGCATCCATTGTAGGAGGTGGCTGTAATAACCTAGCCTCAGGAGATTGTTCAGCAATAGTAGGGGGATCTTTTAATACAGGATCAGGAGCATTTAGCTTCGTAGGTGGCGGTACTATTAATATTGCTTCAGGAGCCTGTTCGGTAGTAGCAGGAGGAAATACAAACACAGCAACTGGTGCTTGGACCTTTCTTGGTGGTGGATACAATAACTTAGTTTCTGGAACAAGAGGTACTTTAGCAGGAGGTGAATCTAATAGTGTCGAAGTCCAATATGCATCTATACTGGGAGGTTTTTCAAACCATGTATGTACGGGAGGTGATTTTAGTGCTATATTAGGAGGAAGAAATAACACCATTACTCATGCTTGCTCATTTATAGTAGGATGTGGAATTGCTACATCGGCTGCATCGTACCTATACGCAAATAACATTTGTAATGTATCGGGCGGTACTTCTGATTGCAGAATGAAACATTCAATCTGCCCACTTACATATAGCTTAGATAAACTAACACAATTAAATCCTGTCTCTTTCGTATTTAATGGAGATTGTAGTAACTTTAGAAGATATGGTTTCATAGCACAACAGGTTTGCCAAGTCGTGCCCGAAATCATTACTCATCATCCTATTGATAAAGTCGATGCAGAAGGAAAAGTAGGAGGTGAGATAGAAGGCGAACCAATATTACAATTTGAGAAAGATGCCATTTATGCTTCTTATATTAATGCCATCAAGGAATTAAAAGATAGGTTAGAGATAGTAGAAGGAATACTCAAAGCTAACAATCTAATATAAAAACAAACTATTTATAACAGTAAAAACACACAAATATGAGCATGATTTTCGGTAAGATTGATCCAGTAGCATCTGTGATCACACAAGCAGATCCATTCAACACAACAACTGTGACTGGTTCTTACATCTGTGCAGTAGCACGTCCTTACGTATTAGGTACTAATGCAGTAAATTTTCAAGTGTCTTATGGTAACTTGACCTTCGATGAAAGTGATAGTGCAGTAAGCTTCCAAACATTGTTTAATGGTAACCAATTCTTATCTGGTTCTGCTATTACGTCTTGGGGAACTGACGACGCTGTAGTGTTAGGTGAAATTGCAGTAGCACAAGGTACAACTGTAACCGAAATTATTTACTCAGAGATTAACACTTTCTAAAAGAGTTGGTAATTTAAATTAGTTTACGTAAATTATTGTTATGAACATAATATTCCAAATAAATGGGGGTATTGGCAAGTGTGTAATGGCTACAGCCGTTTGCGAGGCCATCAAAAAGAAATATCCCGAATCCAATCTTATAGTAGTTTCAGGCTACGCAGACGTATTCTTAGGTAACCCACATGTCCACCGATCTTATAACTTCGGTGGCATGAGTTACTTCTACGAAGAGTACATTAAAAATGAGAAAGACTTTAAGATCTTTGCTCATGATCCTTATCTCCAAACAGAACATCTTTATCAAAATGAACACCTTATTAAAACATGGTGTGAGATGTTTGATCTTCAATATGATGGAGAATTACCTAAGGTCTACTTGACAGAAAGAGAGGCTACATTCTTTGGTAGTCGATTTACAACAGACCGTCCTTTAATGGTTATTCAAACCAATGGAGGAGGAGATGCAAATTTAAAATACTCTTGGGCAAGAGATATTCCTTATCAAAACGTAGTAGATGTTATTGAAATATTTAAAGATGTTTATAATATTGCTCATATTAAAAGAGAAGATCAAATTAGCTTTCAAAATACTATTCCCGTTACTGAATCTTTTAGAGGCTTAGTAGTATTAGTTTCTTTGAGTACTAAGAGATTGTTTATGGACAGCTTTGCTCAGCACGTAGCTGCCGGATTAGGACTCCCTTCTACAGTTTGTTGGATTACTAATAAGCCCGAAGTATTTGGATATGATATGCATGATAATCTTCTTGCAAATCCTTTTACAAAGAAAGCGGAATTACGAAATGCCTATCTTCAAGCCTTTAATATAGGTGGAGATTTGTTAGAATTTCCTTATGTTTCAGAAAGCGAGATATTCGATAGCTATAAAATTATAGATTCACTTAAAAAGTACTAAATGGAAAGGTTATTTTTTCAAAGCTCTTTACCAAGAGCCGGTTCGACATTGCTACAAAACATTATTGCACAAAATCCTGACTTCTATGCCACACCTACATCAGGTGTTTTAGAGCTTGTATTTGCTGCAAGAGGTAATTACACAGATTCTCCTGAGTTTAAAGCTCAAGATGCTGATTTAATGAGAACAGGCTTCTTATCCTTCTGTAGAAACGGAATGGATGGCTATTATAATGCTATTACAGATAAGAAATACGTAATAGATAAGTCAAGAGGGTGGGGTATTCACTATGACTTCTTAAATTTAATCTATCCCAACCCCAAGATAGTAGTAATGGTGAGAGATTTACGCGATATCTTTGCTTCAATGGAAAAGAATTACCGTAAAAATCCAGATAAAGCCAATCCCGTATTGAATTGGGCTCAAATGGCAGGTACAACAGTACCAAAACGCGTTGATATATGGGCACAATCCCAACCAATAGGTCTTGCAATCGAACGTTTACAGGAATTATTTAGACTAGGTATAGATTCTAAAGTATTATTTGTTAAGTTCGAAGATTTATGTCTCTACCCCGAAACAACAATGACTAGAATATATGAGTATTTAGAGGTTCCTTATTACGATCATGATTTTGATAACATTCAACAGGTTACAAAAGAGGATGATGAAGTGTACGGTGTGTTTGGTGATCATGAAATCAGAACTAAACTAGCACCAGTACCTTCTAGAGCTAAGCACATCTTAGGAAAGGATGTAACAGATTGGATCTGGACTAATTATCCATGGTTTTTTCAACAATTTAGATATACAAAATGATAGTAGTATTATTCGGTCAGCCATGTAGCGGTAAAACCACTCTAGCAAAAGAGTTAAAAGCCTATAATATAGACGGTGATAAGCTTAGAACGATCTTTACTAATAAAGACTATAGTAAAGAGGGAAGAATCAAGAATTTAAATAGAGCTAGCGATATAGCTCACTACTTAAATCAGAGTATTGATGATATTAGAGTAGTATTATCTCTAGTATACCCGTACAAAGAGGCGAGAGACTATTTAAACAGTTTAACAAACGAAGTCTTCTGGGTGTATTTAACATATAATGAAGAAAGAGGTAGAGAATCTTACCATGTAGAAGACTTTGAGATTCCCCAAGCAGATGAGGTGGATTTAATGTTAAATACTACTGAAAAATCATTAGAGGAATGTATTAATTTAATTAAAACCAGGCTAAATGAAAAATATACTAGCAAAGGGGAATGGTAGTGGTGACGGTTATGCAATGTTCATCGGGCGCTGGCAACCCTGGCATGAGGGACATCAATGGCTAATTGATCAAGCCTTAAACGAGGGTAAGAAAGTACTACTATGTATTAGAGATGTAAAACCTGATGAGAAAAATCCATGGAATGCATGGCAAGTCTTTGAAAACTTAAAAATATCTCTTCAAAAGTTGATAAATGAGCAAAAAGTTCATATAATCGTAATACCTGACATCGAATCGGTGAATATTGGAAGAGGAATTGGGTACGATGTTATAGAACACGTTCCACCTCAAGAGATTCACGATATTTCTGCCACTAAAATCCGTGAGCAGATGAAAGCAGAAGGAAAGTTATGATAGTAGACAAAAGAAGACACATAGCCAAGACAATTAGCTATAGAATTATTAGTACTCTTATTGGATTCTTGTTAATGTGGTTAATAAGCGGCTCAATCAAGGTAGGTGCTGCATTTGGTATAGCAGAATTAGTATATAAACCTATTCAATACTACATTCACGAAAGAATTTGGTATAGGTGGATTAAATACGGATTGAAAGATAAAAAATAGCGTTTTGCGCTTTTATTGGATATTTATATATAGCTAACTTAAAAATTAAAAAAATATGTTAACATTTATCGTAGTAGTGATAATCGCAGCAACAATTTATGCTGGGTATAAATTCACTAAATCAGCTCCTGAAGCTATTGAGAAGATAGAAAAAGCAGCTGCTCCAATTATTAAAGAGGTAAAAGAAGTTGTAGAGAAAGCTGAAAAAGCTGCTCCTAAAGCTACTAAACCAAAAAGTACAAAAACAAAAAAATAAAGACTATGAGTCAATCAGTAACTCCCGAAGAATTAAAAGAACTTCAAGACGTTAGAAAAGCTGTGTATGAGACAATCTCAATTTTAGGCGATCTTAACTACAGAAAAACTTTAATAAATCTAGAATTAGAAGGTTTAAAAGTAGTAATTAAAGAAAACGCAACCAAGGAAAGAGAGCTTTTATCTTCTTTTGGAAAGAAGTACGGCGATGGTTCAATCAACCCAGAAACAGGCGAGATCAAGCCATTGTAATAAATTAGGTTTTGCCAACGGTATCAGCTATTTATTAGTAGAAATAAATTATTAAAATGGCAGAAGCATTAATTTCCCCAGGTGTATTCCTTTCAGAGAATGACCAATCTCAAATAACAGCAGGTCCTATTACAGTTGGTGCAGCATTAGTTGGCCCAACCGTACTTGGTAGAGTAAACATTCCAACTCTAATTACAACATATTCTGAGTATAAAGCAAAATACGGTGCTACCTTCATTTCTGGAGGTACATCTTATGATTACTTGACCTCTCAAGCAGCTTATAATTACTTCCAACAAGGAGGTACTTCTTTGTTAGTAACAAGAGTAGCTAGTGGTTCTTATACTGCAGCAACAGCTTCTGTTGCTTCGCTTTTAGGAGCAGTTTCTGCTTCGTTTGAACTTCAAACTATAAGCGTAGGTAATGTAATGAATAACAGTGCATCTGCATCAGGATCACAAGCTCCAAAAGGTTTATTGCCTTCTGGTTCAGCTAACAACGTAAGATGGGAAATTTCTAATGTAGATACAGGATCTGGTTTATTCACCTTATTAATTAGACAAGGTAACGACTACACTACAAATAAGAGCGTAGTAGAAACTTGGTCTAATCTTTCAATGGATCCAAATCAAAATAACTATATTGCTTACGTATTAGGAGATCAAGCTCAAAACGTAACAAGTGATGGCGGTGCTTATTACATTCAAATTTCAGGATCTTATCCTAACGCATCAAACTACGTAAGAGTTTCTAACGTATTTGCTCCAACTCCAAATTACTTAAATCCACAGGGTCAACCATATGCTTACTACACAGCTTCTTTACCAGCAGCAGGGAGTGGTTCATTAAATGGTTCATTTGGTAGTGCTACAGGTGCTTTATTTGGTTGCTTAAATGCAGACTTTAGTACATCGGCTTCATTAAACATGTACGAGAATATTAAAGCAGTTGCAGCTACTTCAAATACTAATAACGTACAAGGATTATTTTCTACTGATTATGATACCGCAATTAGCTTACTTGCTAATACAGATGCATATGCTTACAATGCATTATATGCTCCAGGTATTACTTATCAAAACTCACCTAGTCAAATTAGTGCTCTATTAAGTACAGTACAAAACAGAGGTGATGCTATTGCAGTAGTAGATATGGTTACCTATAACCAATCAGTTGCAAGTGTAACAGCAGCAGCTCAAACTTACGATAATTCATACGGTGCTACATATTGGCCATGGGTACAAGTAAGATCAATAGAAACTGGTAAGTTAAATTTCGTACCTGCTTCTACTATCATCCCTGCCGTTTACGAGTACAATGATAAAGTATCTGCTGAATGGTTTGCACCTGCAGGTCTTAACAGAGGAGGTTTACCAACAGTAATCCAACCAGAAAGACGCTTAACAGTAGCAGATAGAAATACTTTATACAGTGCAAAAGTTAACCCAATTGCAGTATTCCCAGGTCAAGGTACAGTAGTATACGGACAAAAGACTTTACAAGCTCAAGCTTCTGCTTTAGATCGCGTAAATGTAAGACGTTTATTAATTGCCTTGAAGAGTTACATTGGTCAAATTGCTGAGACATTAGTATTTGAACAAAATACAGCTGTAACTAGAAATAGATTCTTATCTCAAGTTAATCCTTACTTAGATTACGTACAACAAAGACAAGGTTTGTACGCATTCAGAGTAGTGATGGATGAAACTAATAACACACCAGATGTTATTGATAGAAACTTACTTGTAGGTGCAATTTACTTGCAACCAACTAGAACAGCGGAATTTATTCAATTAACATTCAACATCTTACCAACAGGCGTAACCTTTGGGTAATAAACTATAAAACACTCGTTCGATGAACAATAATACAAAAATTAGACTTCGTTTATCTAAGAATCTATTTGAATCTTTAACTAGAGAAATTCTTGCTGAAGCTAAAGTTAATGGCGGTGGCGCTTATACAGAGGTAGTAAAGATGCCTAAAGTAGGAAAAATCAAAGAAGTAAATGCAGTAGCAGATACCGATAAGATGGAAAAAATGGAAGAAAAGATGTCTTCTAAAGAAAAAATGGCTAAAGGACTTTACAACGAAGTAGATGTAGATACCGATAAGATGAAAAAGATGGAAGAAGCTCCTGTAGCTAAACCTAAGCATGATGTAGAGGCTTTAAAGAAAGCTAAAGCAAAGCTTGAGCAAAGAATTTCTGAAATGGAAACTATGACAGCTGAAGAGAAGATTGAAGAATCAGTTAAAAAGAAAAAACTGAAAAAATAAGTTTCGTATTAACAGATATTTATACTAAATAGAGAATAAAATGCCAGTATTAGATCCAAATGAAATAATGTTTACCGCTTTTGAACCTACCGTTCAGAACCGATTTATAATGTATATTGATGGTATTCCATCTTTCATGATCAAGAGTGCAACTGCACCAAACGTAAACTTAAACGAAGTTAAAATTGACCATATTAACGTTTACCGTAAGATTAAAGGAAAGGCTGAATGGCAGGATATGACTTTAAACTTATATAACCCAATTTCTCCTTCTGGTCAACAAGCAGTAATGGAGTGGATTCGTTTATCACATGAGTCTGTTACAGGACGTGACGGTTATTCTGACTTCTATAAGAAAGATTTGAACTTATCAATCTTAGGTCCAGTAGGCGATGTGGTATCGGAGTGGATTATTAAAGGTGCTTTCATTAAGACATCAAACTTCGGTTCTTACGACTGGTCTAACCAAGATGCAATCACAATTGAATTAGGTATAGGAATGGATTATTGTATCTTGAACTACTAATCGATTAAAAATACTAAAGAGCCGCCTAAAAAGCGGCTTTTTTTATGTTAAAAAGTTGGAAAGTACGTAAAAAACACATATATTTAGGTATAAAATAAAAGTTATGGCTTATATATTTGTAGTATCGGTACTAATAGGCGTTTTTATAGGATTTCCCCTGTACATTTACTCAAAAACAGTAGAAATATCAAGTAGATTTACTTTAACTAGGTTTTTAGTAGCATGGCCATTAAGGATGCTAATGTCTTTTACCACCTGCATTGGATTAACACTATTCAGTTTTATTCCAGCAGTACTGGTTCTAGCAGTAATTAACGTAGTACTTGCATCTATATTCAATCTCTCAGAAAACACGCAAAAAACTACCTTAGCTTTAGAAATAACACTGTATTTACTGTTTATTATAAACCTAACTCTAGTTGCTACTGTAAAGAATTTTATACGAGAAAGCAAAAGCTAGCCTCTATATATTTATTAATAAATTAACTAAATTAAGATTATGGACAATGAAGTAAAAATGAGTCTCCCAACAGAAAACGTCGAGTTACCCTCCAAAGGACTGTTGTACCCGCTAGATAATCCGCTATCTTCTGGAGTAGTAGAGATGAAGTATATGACTGCAAAAGAAGAGGATATTTTATCAAATCAGAACTACTTGAAAGACGGTACAGTATTTGATAAACTATTAAAATCCCTTATCGTATCAAAGATTAACTACGATGATTTAACTGTAGGAGATAAAAATGCAATCTTGATAGCAGCACGTATTCTAGGTTACGGTAAAGATTACAAAGTAACATTTGCTCATCCTATAACAGGGGAAGAAGAGGTTATTACTATTGATTTAGCGGAGATGAAGAATAAGGAAGTGGATTATAGTTTATTTAAGAATAATAACGAATTTACTTTTACTTTACCTAAATCACAGAACCAAATATCTTTTAAGATGTTAACTCATAAAGATGAAAGACAAATAGAGAATGAGCTGAAAGGTCTTAAAAAGATTAACCTATCAGCCGAAGTAACTACTAGATTAAAGTATTCTATTATAGCTGTTAATAACAATAGAGAAGCAAAAGCAATTAGAGAGTTCGTAGATAACTTTATGTTAGCTGCCGATGCACAAGCCTTAAGAGAGTATATTAAGGAAATATCGCCAGATTTAAACCTAACCTTTACCTTCGTCGGTTCCGACGGCTACACAAAGGAGGGTGTAGACCTACCAATGGGTGTTTCCTTTTTTTACCCTAACGCCTGAGTATAGAGCTTCTGTTTTTACTCAAATTCACGAAATAGTGTTTTTCGGTAAAGGTGGATATGATTGGAATACAATTTATAATATGCCTATATGGTTACGCAAGTTTACCTTTAATCAGATTAATGAATTTTATAAGAAAGAGCAAGAAGAATATGAAAAAGGGCAAGGAAAGAGTCAAATAGTGACAGCTAACAAGCCTCTAGCAAAACCCGGTATTCCAGATCAAAAACCCACATATACGAGCAAAGTGTCTAAGAAATAGGCACTTTCTCTTTTTTTAAGCTATTTATATGTAAATACTAAGCATGGAGAAAGTTTGTATTAAGTGTAACGTGAGTAAAGACTTCTCTAATTTTCACAGTTCTAAGTCCTATAAAGACGGAAAAATGGGAACCTGTAAAAGCTGCTTTAACGTCGTAGTAAGCAGGTACAGGCTTAAATCCTACCGTAAGAATAAAGAAAAAATTAAAGAACGTGGACGAAAATGGAGAAGTGAACAGCAAAATTACTATAAACAGTGGAAGCTCAATAACTTAGAACATGTCAAAGATTATGCTAAAACCTACAAAAAAACTCCTTTACAAAAATTAAAAGCTAATATACGTACAAGAATAGCTCAACATATCAGCGGATTTTCTAAATCCAAATCAACATTAGAGATTTTAGGATTAGAATCTTTTGAGCAACTTCAAAAACATATCGAAATTAAATTTACTACGGGAATGACCTGGGAAAACTACGGGTTTGGGGAAGGAAAATGGGTAGTTGATCATATAGTACCATTAGCGTTAGCAAAAGAAGAACAAGACGTTTATAAGTTAAACCGTTTTACAAACCTACAGCCTATGTGGTGGAGAGAAAACATGGAAAAAGGATCAAAAGGCTAATGAGCTCTATTTATATACATGAAGCTATTCAATAAATTTTATATGGCAGATGCAGATGGAACAGGCGGCCCTAGTAGAGATGATATTAAAAATACTCAAACTCTAAAAGAGCAGTTTGCAAGTGTTAAAAATACTCTAGAAGATGTTGCTCGTATTTTACAAAGAGACATTGGTACTGAGATTCTCCATATGACTGAGAGTGTACAGGGTTTTGATGAAGCAGCAGCTAAAGTAGCAAAAGGTACCCTTAAAGATCTAACGAAAGAATTACTAATGGCTGCAAAAGCCGTAGAAAAAACAAAACTAACTTCAGAGGGATTAACTAAAGGATTTGTAAATTCTAAAAAGTATCAAGAAAGCATCGTAGCTTTAAAAGCTAGACAATCTAGTATAGAGTCAAATCTCTTAAGTTTAGAGATGCAAGGAGTTCAGGTATCAGACGATAGTTTAGGGAATGTTAAAGCAGCAAATAAAGCTTTAGAACAGCAAATTAAATTAGAAGAGAGATTATTAGATAAAGCTATAAAAGCCGAAAAAGCAGCAGGTAAAGTAGGAGAGCTTTTCCAAGGAATATCAAAAATACCGGTATTAAATAAACTAGTTGATTCGAAGGAAGTTCTTGAAGCTATAAATAAAAAAGCTGCAGAAACAGGAAGTAGGTGGCAAGCTCTAGGCGCAGGAATTAAAGAAACCTTCGCAAGTATTGGAAGAAGTTTACTAGACCCTATGACCTACGTAACAGGTATTTTTTCTCTGTTTCAAAAGATTATAGAATTAGTTCTCGAATTTGATGCTAGAACTTTTAAAATAGCTAAAAGTCTTGGTGTAAGCGTCAGTGAAGCAAGAACCTTACAAAGTCAGTTTATAGATATTGCTACTAGCTCTAAGAACTTCGGTTTACGAATTGAAGAAGTATCTCAAAGTTACGGAGAAATTAGTACTCAATTAGGTTATTTAGCGCCAGTACAAAAAGGTTTTGCTGAAAATGCTGCTCTAATTCAAAAGAGAACAGGAGCTTCTGCAGAAAGTATGGAAGCTCTAGCAAGACAATCTGCTCTAACAGGTAAGACTTTAGGAGAGACTTATGGCATCGTTGCGAGTACAAGAGTAATAGAAGGGGCTAGAAATAAAATAGCTTTAAGTACAAGACAGATAATGGAGGGAATTGCTAAAGTTAGTTCCGCTATTGTCATTAACTTTAAAGGTAGTACTGAAGCATTATCCGGTGCAGTTATTAGAGCAACTAGATTAGGCACTACATTAAATGATATTAATAAGCAAGGAGAGTCTTTATTAGATTTTGAAACAAGTATACAAAAAGAATTTGAATTACAGGTACTAACTGGCCGTAATATTAACTTAACTAGAGCAAGAGAGCTTGCCTTAATGGGTAATACAGCTGGCTTAATGGAGGAGTTAAATAAGCAGCAAGTAACTTATGATTCCTTCATGAATGAAAATGTCATTCAAAGAAAAGCAGAAGCGGATGCAATAGGCTTAAGTGTTGAAGAGTTGTCTAAGAGATTACTTTTAGAGAAGCAAGCTAAAGTACTAGGTGCAGAACAAGGAGAGTCTTTGCAGCATAGGTATAATACGTTAATGAAAACTGCTGAAGGTCAAAAACGAATCAAAGAACAATTAAGTGAGCAAGAGCAAGCCGATTTAAGAAGGGCTTCTATTCAAGATAAGTTTCAAGCTGCAATAGAAAAATTAAAAGCTACTCTAGCAGAAGTATTAGAAGGACCTGTAAAAGGACTTATAGAAGGATTTATTAACTTTATTAGTAACGGAGAAAATATAAAAAAAATTGCTAATACTTTAAAATGGGCTTTCACTGGTATTGCAGATATTATTAAAAACTTTCCAACCTACCTACAGCAAGCTATCCCGTACTTAAAGATAATAGGAGCTACCCTAGTAGGTATTATGGCAGCAAGTATGATTTCAAGTTTATCCATGATACCTGTAGTCGGACCTGCATTAGGAGTAGCCGCCGCTATCGCTGCTGCTGCAGCTATAGGAGCTGTTTTATCTACACCAGTCCCTTCTTTTAGTATTCCTCCTACGAGTGCAGAAGGGATGACAAAACCTGTAAGCCCTATCACAGCAAATCAGCAAGCTCAAGTTCCTGCTCCTGCTGCCGCTACAACAGCAACTAATACAAATCCTAACTTTAACTTGTTTATTGACGGACAACCTGTTTACGCTTCTGTTAGAAGGAACTTTGAAACAGATCATGGATTAAAAAAATCATAATATGGCATTACTAGATCAAATAAAAAAATCGCAATTAAGTAAACAGGGTAGAACCACTACAACAGGTATCTTCGAAGGTACTCCTGAAAACGTAGCTGTAGTTGAAAGAGGTTATTCTGTACCCAATGCCTCTATAGTAGTACCGCCAAGTCAATTACCAATCGACTATGTCTCCAATTTAAGAGATACAGCTACCTACTTAGATTATTTAAAATCAGCTAAACGATAATCAATGCCGTTAATAAATTTTAAAACAGATTTTAAAACCTTACGTTACGGTAATGATAAACCTAATGGTGGATCAAGTACACAACCTTACATACAATCTCCTATACCTGATACTGTTCCAAATACCTCTAATGCTGCTACAAGCTTTTTTAATAGCTTTTACGAAACCAATAGAACAAGTTTAGACTTTCCAATACGAGGAGGTAAATTATCAGAGGTGGCAGGTAACACCTATACTACAACTGCAGGCGAAATAGATAGACTTAGAATACAAAACTTTTTAAAGGATGCACCTCGTGGTCCAATGTTTATTCAAAAACAAAAAGGATTACAGTTAACCAACCCTCTTACTCAAGTACCTAGCACTATTCAAAACAACGTAGGTATTTTAGGTTTATTTCAAATAGATAACCAAGTATCACCAGTTACTCAGACTTATGATCCTGCTAATACTTTAGCACAAATTGCTGCACAGGGTACAGGAAAGCATTTTAACAGGCATGGTATTAGCCCAACTATATACGAATCTCCTCAAACAACTTATGAGTACATTGTTGCTAATAGCAATACTCCTGATTCAAATAGATTATTACTATTAAGCCAATTAAAGTTAAAAGAAACAACTGGATTTCTATTTGGTGCTGAAGATGCTGTTAAACTTCAAGCAGTTAATCAATTAGGAATTGCATCAGCACAAGGTCAGATATTAAATTACCAAGGAGGACCCGGTTCAACTTATGGTATTGGTTCTACTATTATCAGAAGAGCAACCAGTACTATTCCAGCTAAAGCTTATTCTAGTATAGCCTTTACTTACGAAAAGATTGCCAATTATGATACTAGACCAGGAGATGACCCGCTTGTAGTAAACATAAAAGACTTTAGAATTGAATTAGAGGGCGGTGATGTAGCATCTACTGTTTACCCTCTCTTCTCACAAGAAGCTAGACTTAACGTAGGTAACCCGGGTATCAATACTTTTAAAAGAGTTAACTATAACGATATTATTCCGCAAGCTATAGACAAGTTAAATGCAAAAAATTTATTCTACTATAATGCTAATACTCAAACTCCTTGGATTGCAGGAGGTAATGATACAAAAGATTTAATTAAATTTGCATTTGAGTGTATGTCTAATGACTATCCTGGTGATGCAGTAGCGCTTGTATTTAGAGCTTTTCTAGATGGTGCTATCCAAGATAGTAACCAAGCACAGTATAATAGTTTTAAATACTTAGGTAGAGGTGAAACTTTTAGAACCTATCAAGGATTTGATAGAAGTGTTTCTTTTAACTTTAAGTTATTTGTTCAAACGAGAAGCGAAATGCGCCCGCTCTATAAAAAATTAAATCATTTAATATCTCAAGTATATCCAGATTACTCCCCAGATACTAATTTTATGAGAGGAAATGTTGTTAATCTGACAATAGGAGACTATTTTTATAGGGTACCTGGATTTTTAGAAAATGTTAATGTGACTTTAAATACAGATGTAGGGTGGGAGATTTTATTAAACGGAGATCCTTCAAACAACTACACTGAAACAGATGTAGCTCAATTACCTTTTGTAGTAGATGTTAGCTGTACGTTTAAACCAATTATGAACATATTACCAAGAAGAGAGAATTACGAAAATCCTTACATTCCATTGATTGCTGATACTGGATTCTTAAGCACGGGAATAGATAATCCTGATAACTCCGCTACTAATAAAGGACAGGCTTTAGCAGCACAGATAAGAGCAATTGAAGAAGCAACTTCTCAAGCATCTATAGCTGCAGGTGATGTAAGACGTTCTTCTATAGCTGCTCAACAAGCAGCACAAAGCCGCACTTTCAGTGCTCCTCAATTAGCAGCTGGCTCAACTCAAAGAATCCTAGGTGCTGGAACTTATGCTTTCAATAGTAAACAACCAGCTCCTAAAAAAAATACTAGAAAAAAGTAAGTAACTAATTATTATGCCATCTAGATACCAAACCATAGAAACAACAAAGCTTGACGTAACAGGTAGCCTGTATTATGTTACAAACGTTTATCCGGAAATAGCTCCTACAGATAATGACTACTATGTAATTACTACTGTGGATGATAGATTGGATCTATTAGCTTATGATTTTTACCAAGATTCAAGCCTTTGGTGGATTATTTCATCAGCAAATGCTTTACCAGGAGATTCAATATACCCTCCTGTAGGAATTCAATTACGAATTCCACAAGATATACAATCGATATTAACTACATATAATAGAGTAAATAATGTTATCAGGTAAGGTTTTATCCAATGTCATAGGAGCTCCTTTTGATGAGTATATCTTAGACCAATTAGATGTAAGATCTAAAAAGAACGCGTTAGAGACTAGAACTAACGAAGATGTTTTGTATCTTGCAAATAAAATGTCTTGGACAAGACTTGTATCTTCTGTCAGAGTTGCCCCAGCAGGTAATCAGACATTCCAACAATTCTATGCAAATTTATTTGATGGAGAAACAGTACCTGGGGGATATACTACCCCTGAAAGTCTTGCTCAAAATTGGATACTACAAGCTGGTACTTCTCAACTCGTTGATAAACAGACAAAATTAAGGTACGGTCTAGGTCCTGATGGTGCTTATGGATTAGGAGGATTACAGCAAGGCTACAGACCAATGCCTGGTATTGAATCTTTAACTATTGATAGCAAAGGTACTTTAGGTTCTTTAAGAGAGGCATCTATTAATTTTAAAGTTTGGAATATAGTACAACTTAATATAGTAGAGGCTTTATATTTTAGATTAGGATACACTATGCTACTTGAATGGGGACATGTTAATTATTTTGATAATAAGGAAAAGTTTCAAACTAACAGTGCAGACAATGCACCTCTAGATATTTTTGATAAGACTCAATTTAACGGAAAGGAAGACATACAGCAAGCTATAACTAAAAAGAATAAGCAATCTAACGGTAACTACGATGGAATGCTTGGAACAGTTACTAACTTTTACTATTCTTTCAATCAAGACGGAGGATTTGATTGTAATATAAAGCTAGTAGGATTAGGTTCAGTAATAGATACGGTAAGGATCAATCAGACCTTTACAATGCCAAAAGTTTTAAAGGAGAAAATTAAAGATCAACAAGCAGAGCTTCGAGAAAGACAGCGAATAGCTATAGAAAACCAGAAAAAAGCAGAAGACTTAGCAGCCCGTGTAAGCCAAAAATTACTAGCAGTACCGCCGCCAGAAGCAAAAAACGTAGACGGTATAAAAGCCATTTATAAAGCCGTTAACGGAAAAGATCCAGATGCTACTTGGCTAGGTGCTATATCTTTTGCAGCTGTACAAACTTCTGGTGAAAGCGATCCATTTGGAACTGATTATTTTTATAAAGTAAACTCTACTAACACTGCTCTTAACAACGACCTTAATATTGGAGGAACAGTAGGCAGTGTTTACTACGCCCCACGTGCAGGTTTATTTTTAAACCACAAAAACGGTTGGCAATTTATAGCTGCAGGTGTTGCTACTAGACCTCAACCTGTAAAACTAAATACGAAGTTAATAGATGAATTAGCCGATCCAACTAGACAAGGATATGCAGATTCGTTAATCGACTTATCTATTAAAGACACGCGAATATCTAGAAATGATTACTTGTACGACAAGATATCTGTTAAGGTAGGTGCTTCTGATGTGACGCTTTATCCGAGAGTGAACGTTAACTTTCTTACTGGTGTTGAGACCGGAGGTATATGGAAAGACCCTCTTACAGATTACACTCCTTCTACTACAGTAGGACTTTTAGATGTATCTTTAAACATAAAGAATGAAAGAACAGCTACTACAAATGTAACGTCTCTTCTTTTTGGTAATAGAAGATTATTTTCTACTAAACTTAAAGAAGATACTATTATTATAAATCCATTCGATGTACAACTTGCCTATGTACTAAACGGACAACAAAAATTTATACAATTTGTTATAAACCCTCAAGGAAGACATACAAGAGAAGAATATGTACAAGGGTTAACTAACTGGTTCTACCAGGTAGGTGAAGTTATAGTAGATGATTTACAGTTTGCTAATATAGGTAATGGAGTAAATAAAGATGTGAGTCTTATTATACACAGTACAATAAAAGGATTGGTTGTTAAAGGAGATACCATTACTGGAACAGTCACATTCAATGATAGTGGTCTTATAGACCAAGTACTTTCCTTACCTCCCGCTACAGGTGCTCCAATACCGGCAGTAGGAACATCAGTTAATCCGACAGGAGAAACTATAGGAGGACAGAATACAGCAACTGTAGCTCAAACACAAGAAGCTAAACAGTATAATTCTGCATTACATGCTATGCTTATAGCCAATATGACACAAGGACAAGCAACAGCTTATAATTCTCCAGGGATAACCCTGATTGATTTTCAAGATAATACTAGAACTCTTTTTGAAAGCGGAGTTCTTAACGGTATATTCACTACAACTCCAAAACAAAGCAGTCCAGCAAGCTTTAATGTTTTAGATTATGCTATTAAAGGTTTTAACAGCAACTTAATGGCTGATAAAACTTTATACGGTGATATTTTAGATGTAGATTTTAAAGCTCTATGTACAGGATATAAAGCTAATTATGAATTTTCTGAAGGAGAAACACCTTCTATTGGTAATGGACAAAAACCAGTGTATATTAAGTTTGGTTATTTACTTGCCTTTATGAACAGTATGTGCTTGTTATATGAAGCAAAAGATAAACAAAGTAATACTACTAATAGCAATGATATCAAACCTTACTTTTATATTGACTTTCATCCAGAGTATAACTTCTGTTTAACTTCACCAAAGCATTTTACAGTAGATCCTTACAAAGTATTAATACCTTTTCAAGCAACTTTAGAAGATTATAAAAGTTTATTTCCTCCCGATATTGCAAAAGATACTAAATTCCAGAACGAACTTTTTAATCCAGAGAGAGATAATGTTTTTTCTAATAGACTACCTCCTTTTAAGGCTAATACTTCGCTTCAAGGTAAAACTATGGAGATACTACTTAACACTCAATACTTATTGGAAGTAGCCGACCAGTTTTTAAAAGCAGATGCAGAAGGAGCAGTTTATTTTAAACCTTTTTTAGATAGGGTATTAGACGATATAAATAAATCTACTGGAGGTTTTAATTTATTTAGAGTAGCTTACAGAGATGATTCAAACACTGTAGTAATTAAAGATGATCAACGAGTACCTAGCAAAGGAGAACCTACTTGTATTTATAGAGCGGGCATTTCAGCTAATCCTTCTCAGTTAAATATATTCGGTAAGGGCAGTATAATTAGAGATATGGAGTTTAGAACAAACATGAATACTCCAATGTCTGCTATGATAGCCATATCTGCTCAAGCTACTATTGGAAATCAAGTTGCTAATGCACAAGATGCTACTGCTATTGGTGCTTACAACACTGGGTATGATGATGCATTTATGAAAATAAAGCTAAATTCTACCTCTAACGCTGATAGCGGTAATTCAAATAAAGACGTACAAACACAGCAAAAAGCTAAAATAAATAGTGACTTAGATACAGCTAAGAAATTTAATGCATATGTAAAACAAGTATACAATACCGGAGTAGTATCAAAAATACAAACAGATCCTTCTATATCCTATTATTTAAACCGTCTTAGAATTAAAAAAGCAGAAGATAAGGATACTCAATCAGCTCCTTTTATACCTGCTAACTTAAGTATTAATATAGACGGTATAAGCGGTATTTTAATGGGAAATGCTTTTACTGTGCCTTCAAATCGATTACCTGCTTCACTAAGAGGCACAGCTCTTGAACCTAAAGTAGGATTTGTAGTAGTAGGGCTTACTCAAACTTTACAAAATAACGAATGGACAACTAGAATTAGAGGTCAAATGATAAAGATAGGAGATGATATCTCTGCTACTGGAAGTAAAATTGCTCAAGTACAGGGGAGTACTGGTAATAGCGGGTATAGAGGATCTACCGTATCGACTAACGGTCAAAAAACATGTCCGGGATTATATCCAGGAGCAGGATCAGACTATTCTTGTGCCCGTCAAACATCAACACCTTTTGATACTACTGCCTTCAAGAGAGCGTACCCTAACTACGTCTTCCAGAAAGGTACCTCAAACATAAATTTAAAAGCAGCAGGATTAACTCCTTTAACCGAATCTGATATTATAGATGATACTAGTAAAAATAAATTTGACATTACAAACTACGGAGCCGGTACTATAACAAGTCCAGCAGCAAATTTTATAATACACCACACAGGAGGTGGCGGAACTGCAGATGGCACCTACGCTACTTTCTATAGTAGAGGTCTTCCCGCACAGTATGTAATCGATCAACAAGGAGGTATTCATAGATTCTTACCGGACGGTGCTCTCGGTTGGCATGCAGGACCAGGTTACAACAGAAGCAGTATAGGGGTAGAGGTAATTGGAGCAAACGATCGAGATATAGCAGCACGTAGTAAAACAAATAATAAAGCTCAACTTATTGCTGCAGCTCGTCTTGCTCAATATCTTGGCTTTAAGAAAAATCAGGTTGTAGGACATGGTCCAATATCACAAGGTACTAA